TACCAGTCATACATTAGGAAAGTATTTGAGTTTAGAGTAAAGAGAATGAAGTTACTATCCGGGATGATATTTGCGCTATTTACGGTCTGTGAATTGAAATCTTCAACCTCAGCCCCAATGTAGGACACTGATAGATCTCTTCCGAGTAGGTAAATACCCTTGTCGGATTGGAACATCAAACCATCCTGCATTAGAACTATCGAGGCCTGGTTAGTGCATCCGACAACTGAAGTAACAAATATGGGCTGACTGTATTGCCCTAAAGGACATCCAACACTAGTAGTCCCGAGATTGTTTGGGCCTGTACCGTTAATATAGAAAATTGCGTTATTTTTAAATATGATCAGCTTATCATCCATTGGAGCTAGAGCCGTGATAGGTCCAGTACTCTGAACTGTTCCCGTATTCGGAGCAACATAGATGGTAAAGAGTTGGGACATTTCTACAGGAGTGGCTTCAATAACTTGCTTTGATAGCCAAAGAGTATTTGGGTCTTCTGCGGAAACCATCCAAAGACGGGTATCAAAAAGGGTCATGATACCGTTACAGGCTGGAGCGTTACAATCTGGAACTACCCCACCAGTCGTGTAGAGGATATTATTCCCAACTACATCAGCATCTGGAAGAGTATCAACAAAGGAAACGTATTCTGTAGTAGTATCATTAAGAACTGGAGCGGTAATGCTCGTTACTTGGTTGTAGACTTGGGTAAACTCAGACCAACGATAAATAACAATCTTTACCGGGTTTGCAATCTTCTGGGTTAGACGTAGGGTTGGTACAAAGACTGTCACTGTTCCCGTAGCACCAGAGCCAGCAGTAGCGTAGGTTACAGGAATGGACGGTTGGGACCTGTAGGCCAACCCTTGGTTATCGGTCCATTCATACGTTACCTGATAGTAATAATTTCCAGTTCCAACCGTTCCGCCAGAAGGTACCGCTGCAATATTTCCCTGTATGGTTAGCGTTTCAGAAGTGTGATTCCCAGTAGCTGCCAAACTGATAGTTATGGTTGTAGTACCAACCAAGGTAACTACAGCTCCAGTAGGAATTCCGGTTCCAGTGATAGTCATACCAGGGTAGATACCTGATACGCTCGAAACTGCGGTGATAACAAAAGAACCCGTAGCGGTAGTTCCAGTAGGGGTAACGGTTGAAACCTCTGTATAGACCAACTCAACGTTGTCCGGAAACAAGAAGAAGTTGTGTTCTACTGGGAGATATGCGTCAAAATGGCTTAGGTATCCTCCACTGATATGAAGATTTGACCCAATCTCAGCGGTATCGATTGCCAAAGTTCCGATTGTAAAACTAGAGAGATTAATACCTGTTTGCGAGTAGATACCACCAGCGGTCGTTTGCTGTGGGTTATTGAGAGTATTCAGAGCTTCAACGTCATCCTTGTAGAGATAGGAGACCGATGCAACGTTGGAGGAGACAGACACAGAAGGAAGTCCAAGAGTGCAATATCCTCCCCCGTTCTCATATGCAAGTTTCGCTACAGTTACTGGATTTGCTGACGTGGTTGAAGATCCATTTATTAGGAAGTATGTGGGTTGAAACAAAGAGCTGTAAGCCGCCAAAAAGTAGATTAAACCACCTACGATGAAAGCTTTTGACGCAAGACCTACGGAACGAATCGCAACGTAAGGACTCCCAACAGTACCAGTACTAGAAACCGTGACACCATTAATGTAATTGGTTGAAATCGTATTATCGTAGCTATAGCCGTTTGTTACTTCTTGAAAGACCGTGCAAGTACCATTTTTAGCAGCGCTAGCCAAGTTAGCTATCGTTGAACTAGCTGCCGTTTCTTGAGGGATAAAGGCAGAAGTAATAGATCCAAATCCAACAGTTACCGCAGCGGTGTAGGCATTGCTGGTAGATGGATTCCAGAATGAAATGTAAAATAGGTTGGGATTTACAGTCAAATCAACACAGATAGAAAGAATTCCAGCTTTATATGTTGAACCGGTAAAGGATTGGACAGTGCTACTCGCTTGGTTTGAGGAAATCTGGGATTCAGAAAGAATAGTCGTGTGTATTCCTTGTCCTCCAGTCGTAGTGTTGTAGCTTAAAACTAACGTGTTTCCATTTTGAGTGTTTGCGGCTACGCCATCCCATCCGGGGTTAGAAGATAGCGGAATATAGGCTTCAGAATGAACATTTTGAGCGGCTGAAACATTTGGCGCGTTCGTAGTCGTGTTTACAGGATTATTAATTGGAATTGAAACGTATTGAAGAAAGGTTGTGGAAGAAACTAAGCACGGACTTACGATAAGAAAAAAGGTACCAACCACAAACACCCTAGAGGAGCCAGTGATAGAACCGCCCGCAAGAACAGGAATAGCTGTAGGCTCTATAATATTCTGGCCTGTAGTGGAGTCGGCTAGAGCGTAAAGGTATTGAGTTACAACAGCGCTGGTAGTTGTTTTTGTTTGGGTATAGGTAGTTATAACCATCCCATTAGCTACGGCGGTATCGTTCTGGGTTTGATTTAGATTATTTCTGATCAAAGGTAGAACACTAAGAGCGCAAGGTTGAAGAGTTCCCTTTGTAATCCATTTTTCCAGGCTTGAAGAGTATGCAGAGACCGTATTACCAATCGAAACTAAATTGTCATTCAAAGTCGTAAGGTAAGAATTATTTGGGCTTAGAAGCGTAAGGTCTCCATAGCCGTTACGTTTCTGCAACAATCCACCTTTTTGAAAGATAGAATTCTCAAGGTCCTCAAACTGTCCAACCGGAACTTGCCATGGATCTGTTTTAAGGTTTAACCCTTGTGCAAAATTGATGTTGATTGGAGATTTTTGCATTTAGGTCTCGTAAGCCACTAGCTTAGCAGCATCGATGAAAGCGTAAGATACGCTACCTGCTTGAACCTGAACTGTGTACGTATATGTTCCAGCCGCTACAATATCGAGCATCCAAAGTGATCCGCACGGTATAAGTAGCTCAGAAGTTCCAGAGGTATTTGGTACGTATCCAGTTATGGGATGAATTGAGATTACTGATCCACCTCTGAGAATTTGCGCACCCATGGACAAGATGGAGCTTCCAGTATTTGAAGCCCCGCTATAGGCAGGACCTATGAACCCTCCCGTTCCATCGCTAATCAAGCCTATGTAAACGGGTCTGCCGGTCGTAGTTATTGTTACTGAGAGATTTGTTACATTGACTGGAGTAACACTTGTCGTGCTGAAATTTCCACAACTTGCACTTGTAGCGATACCTCCCGCCGCAACAGTGCTGCCAGTCGCTCTCAGTGCCATATTTCCTTGAGCTACGGTCTGACTAGCAATGTTAGAACCGGTAACTGTAGCGCTAGCAATTTGATTCCCTGGAACCAAAAAGTTAGTCACTATATTGCCAGAGGTGTCTACGGACAAAATACTTTCTGCGGATGGAATACTTGGAAGCACTAACCCATAATTGGTGGGCATCGAGCTTGGAGGGGAAAGAGTCACAAACTTAGACCCAGCGCTGTTGTTGCCGAGCAAGACGCTTCCTACTTGAATATTAGCGGGAGTGTTTGTAGCGGCGTTTACTACCAAAACACTAGAAACAAAAGCCGCCGTTGCTGATCCACTTACGATACCGGATGAGGTTGCGTTAACACTCCCACCAGAGGTCATCTGGATTGAAGCATCTCCTACCCCATCGTTAAAATAAAGATTTCCATCCGTACCAACGAATAAAGCATTGAGAGTAGTGAAAGCGCTTTGTGGAGTATAGACTGTGGCCTGAAGCGCGGTTGCTGGATTATTTTGAAAGGTTAAAGCACTATTGATGTTCAATCCAGCTGGTGGAATCGTAACACCCCTACCGGGCGTATGATTGTGTTGATCAAGCGTGGATAAAGAGGCGTTTAGGTTCGTCTCCCATGCAAGGCCAGAGTCTACGTTTATCGTGCTTTGAATCAGACCCATGTTCGGCGTATTTACGGCCATTTTAATATACCCACAAATTGATAGTGACTGGAGCGCTGCATGTTAAGGTTAGCGTTGACGCATTCATGGGCTGACTTCTGTAAGGAACTACTGCGGCGTCAACGTCAGTTATGTAAAACCCTTGCATCAATCGGCCTAGCCCATGGTTGACCGTGTTTGTTCCGGTCTTCAAGGTAATCGATAAGAGAGCATGGCCAGATAGGGTTGGGTTGGCAATGATTGGATTAAGCGTTGAGGCCAAAATTGGATTCATCAGAGACCATGTTAGGTTGGAACTTAATGGCGCAGACATTTACATACCCCCAAATCCACCAGCACCACCGCCGAAACCACCTTGTCCGAATCCACCGAAACCAGGGTCACCCATAGTCCCGCGAACATTGCTAACGGAATTCGGTTGACCTACATCGCGATTTGCCGCCTGGGTTTCAATGCGTTCAATTTGAGTTTGTTTTTGCGAAGATAAAGCGCTCCACTTCTCTAAAGATTCTTCCTTAATCATGGCTTTCATAGCAGCATCAATAATGACGTACTCAGACCAGCCGGATAGCGAAAATGAGAGCATGTCCGTATCCTGTAGGAGCTGAGTCATGATAGGTACGTACCAAAGACGAAGAGTGGAATTGGTATTAGGTGGAAATACGTAGAGCTGATTTCCCATCGTGGCATAGCTCATTTGGTAACCGTAGAAGAGATTAGCGGCCTGTCCTGGGAAGATTGTATACTTGTCTCTGTCAGACCAATTAGTCCTAGGGAGTGGAATCCAACCGCTGTTATTACCAATGGTAGAGCTGCTACCAGAGATATTTAAATCTACTCCATTCAACTTATATAGCGCTGGCGCTCCTGAATAGAGGCCACCGTCAGGAAGTGTGTAACTAATTTGTCCACTTAGCGGTAGAAGTAAAGGAGGAGCAAAAAAGTAGTTATCACCGTACTTACTAACCATGATGTCGTAGAGTTCATAAATGCTTTGATTTATGTTCGCGTTCCACTCATCGAGGGTAAGATATTCAGAATTGAGCTTGTCCGATCTTAGTTGGGCAAGGTATCTGATATAACCAAGATTAATTTGTCCTGGAAGACATGGGGTAATGCTAGCGGGATAGGACGCCGCGTAGGAACTTGTTCCAGACGTATTTACCGACGCTACTTGGTAGTAATAATTATTTCCAACAGATACAGCAGAATCTAGAAAACCATTTACGCCACTAGACCCAGCCGTAGTGAAGGTAACCCCATCCGTAGATTTTTGGATAGAATAACTGGTAGCTCCAGCGACAATATCCCACGTAAGGAAGTTCTTACCATTACCAGTTTGTAGCACCACGGTGGTTGGCTGATAAGGACTAGACATAGGTTATCCTTTTAAGAAAAAGTAGTTGGGGGTGGGTTAGACCCACCCCCGGTTACCTATTCAAAATTAATCGCCAGCGATGGAAATACTGCCAGCTTCAACATAGAAGGACATGCCGATAACCGTACCGTTAGCTGGAGCTGTAGCTACAGGAGTAGTCGTAGACGAACTAGTAGCCGCCAAAAGTTGAACTAGAACCCAACCGCCAACGTTTGGACTTCCACCCCTTGGTTTTGGAGAGAAGGATTGATTTGGGTCACCAACGACTTCGATGGTAGTTTGACCCGTAGCCGTTGGAGCTTGAACTAAGCCCGTAGATCCACCGCCCGTGGATTGGCCCGTAGACGTTGCGATGAATGCCGCGCCAACGTTTGCGTCTACGCCAGCTGGGAGACCAACCGCACGCCAGTTATCGCCGTTGGTATTGCTCTTAGTGACTGCGAAAGTAAAACCAGTTGCGATAGCTCCATCAGCAGGACCACCGGGAAGAGGTCCGTATGGGTTTGTCTGAGTAGACACTACCGTTACGGTTGAGGTTCCAGTAGCTGTAAAGCTGTTGGTGCCAGCTGGAGCCGTAAGGTTGCCAAGTTGCGAAGCGAGAAGATTCTCAATAGTCGTAACAAGGTCCGCGCCGATGGTAGCGGCGGTATCGTTAGTCGAGATACTTTGCTGTACCAACGTACCGCTTACACCTTGAGGAGCCGCACCAACACCCGACACTGAGAACCAGATAATGAACGTATTCCCGTAGGCATCGTACAGACGGAACCAAGTAGAAGCCAAGCTACCCGAAACATCAGCAACAGGAGCGATTGTAACCGTTCCAGCAGTAGCATGGCCTACTGACGTGATAACGTATGGAGCGCCAACAGTAAGAGCGGTTCCATTGATAGCAACGTTTGATCCTGAAAGG